ACCTAAAGCCACTTGACGTTGAATATCACCTGCACCAAATTGTACGAGACCAGGAGCACCGAGAGCTCCACCGGCAGTGCCGATTGCCTGAATAAAATCTTCAGCGCGTTTTCTAGCTCCTGCCTTTTTCTTTGCCATGATTGAATAAAAAATATGGGGGCAGTTTTACTACCCCCTTATTCTAAAACTAATTAAGTTTGATTATCACTCCATCACCAGGAGCTTGTCCCGGAAGATCTGAGGATTCTGCTGTGCAGAGTTCAGATAGCGCCATGCGTTCTGGGGGTCACGGTCGGCAACGTTGCCGAAGTTGTTCCAGAAATCACCAGCGTTAGCGGGCTGCTGAGGCTGAGGAGGGATGGGCATGGAGGGGCGCTCAGGTGCCACAGCTTGCTGTTGCAACTGTTGTCCAACCTGGATGCCTTGTGGGTAAGCAGGTTCGTCATCCTCAACGGGGTGAGGACCATTCTCACCGAAGAACTCGCAGGTGTAATCTGCAAGAATGTCGGGGTCAGTCAGGATTGCCTCGTAAGCTTTGTGCTCATTTGACAGGTCCTGAAGCAGGTTGACAGCCTCGTTGAGTTGCTGATTAGTAGTAATCAGTGCATCCTCAATTTGACAGGCGTAGTTGTTAAGAACCTGAGGTGCATCAGCACCAAAGTGATTAAGGACTTCAACGCTTTCCGCGCTTACTCCGGCTGCTGCCAGTTGCTCCGGAGTTATCTCCAGAGAAGTTTGGGAATAGTCGTTGGAATATGCCTGGTTGTTGTTGATCGAAGGCGTAGAAGTCTGCGTCGCCAAATTGCTGAACTGGTGACCCTGTTGGGAAGGGTAGCTGGCCGGATCGACGGTTTGGCTCTGAGTCGACTGTTGACCCAGGGACGGGAATTGGACGGGCGAACTCAGGAGACCCACCACCCGGTTGAATGCTTCCTTGTAAGGATTCTCCGTTTGTTGGGGTGCCTGGTACTGTTGGGACGCGTACTGAGTAGGGGTTGAGGCCTGCGGCTGGGCTGCCATCTGGGCCTGCATCTGCGGGGCTGGGGCCGTCACCTGCTGGTAAGGCGCCACCCACTGCTGGGTCGTTGCCACCGATGGAGCCTGCGCTGCCGTCTGAGCTGGAGCCGCGTAGCTGCTCGGTTGGGTCGGGGATACTTGGGGTGCTGACTGGGTCGGCATTGCGGTATCGGCCTGCATAAGTTACCTCTTTTTGTAGGCTTTCGAGTGTGCGGTAAAGGAAGGGGGTGAGATCTAGTCTCGGATCCGCAGACATCGGAAGATTCGGCTGCTGCGGATGTGGTGTCCGCATTTCTTGATTGATTAGATCAATAAACGCGGAATAAGCCCTCTGTACTTCCCCTACCACACGGAATGGGAAACCTGAGAGCATGCTCGCGATTTCGTCATCCGTTTTAGAAGGGAATAGATACTTCAGTGCTTCAATGCTATCAACACCTAACTCTTGCAAGTTTCTGGTGAAGATAGACTGGTTGAGTTTATCCTGTGTTGTATCTTCATACACAGGCCCTAACCAACGCCATTCGACAGTTCTATCACCGTCTGGCGCAAGACCAAGAACACCCGGTGGGATCTCCCTGGTCTCAGCAGCTTCTGCAATCGCTGCTTCTAATTTTTGTTCGTATTTAGCTTTTGCCTTGTCGTATTTTGCTAGTGCCTTTTCATCAGGATCTTCTGGTAAAACAGGGAACTTGATATTAAGTTCGTACGCCAGTGATTTACGGAAGATTTGTTCCTCTTGGAAAATAATCAGCTCTAAGCAGCGGCAGATGCCATAGGTATATAGCTGCAAAGCTTTCTTTTTGGCAGTAGCGCTGACGCGACCATAGGCAGATTTGTATTCCGTAGCAGTCACATTAGTGATGCTCAGGTCATCGATGCCTCCAAGTGCGAGACGGATCTCACTACGCATTTGCTCGGCATAACGTGCCTGATCGGTGCTGACCGCATTAGGCGTAATGAAACCAACTCGATCAGTTGGTTCGAGGTTTGCAATAACACGTGGGACGCGCATACCTGAACCAGGCTTACCGATATATCCAGGCTGCTGCCGGCTTACAGGATCCTGCTTATAAGTAGAGCTACTTAGATTGAATTCAGATTGAAAACCCGATTGACTTGAGATGCTAGGACGCTGCCCAGGATCATTTTGATCGTATTCAATAATGTCATTCTTCGGACGAGATGAAAGCAGGGTTGGATTTCCAAAGAAGGAAAGGTTTGCCCGGATGTTTTTGACCATCTCATCGTGAGCAATGATCTGATTCGCCATCCAATCAAACTCACCACTACCTTCAGTTCCAAAGGCATCAGGGTTGTTCAGGACTTCCACGCATGGAATAAACTCCATGGTGTTTTCGACTACCGTCTTATTACTGAACGGCAGGTCCTCCATCGGATTGTCAAAATCGATCTCTCGCTCGCTGTGAGATTCTTCAATGGTTTCCGCAGTAATACGGAGACGCATGTATCTCT